TAGCAGCGTATGCCGCTGACACTTCAAACATTGGGGATAACGCTGTATTTTCAAACGCCATAATAGATTCCACAGCACTATTAAGCGTTTCACCATACAGCAACAGATCGGCATACAAGCCACGCTTAGCACTGAACACATGACCAAACATCTGTCTGTTCCAACCCCAACGCCCAGAATCTGTAAACCCGAATTCTTGATCCCAAGCAAACAGACTGTTGGAGTCAGTATACGGCATGGCGACGTACTCGAATTGCGTCTTTTGAATATTGTTGATAGCATTGTCAAATATCGGCACGCCAGTACCACCAGTCAACAAACCTGTCGTCGGCAAAGTCATGGCCAAACCAACAGGCGTGATCTCAGAACCACGAGTACCATAATAGTTGGTAGTGACCGTGATATCATTGCCATTCACGCCTTTGAATGATGCTGTCAATGTCACTGTACCAGTAGCAGCAACCGCAGTCACAGGTAGAGCCGGAGTACCAAGATTTGTGTATTGAGTATTGATTGCATCGGCAATCGCAGCTGCAATGTCAGTCACTGTGTCTGTCGACATAACATTGACAGGCACATGAGTACCGGCGATATACAAATGGATGGTGCCCGCTTGTGTTGGTGCTGTCGTCACCACGATAGTACCAGTCGCTGCCGCTGAAGCTGCCGGTTCAGCCACCGGGAGACCCCAGACTTCATTCGCAAAATTATTCGCGTAGTAAGCTTGAAACATTCTGCTCAATTCACTACCAGGCCCAAACGCTCGATCCGCTTGCGCCTGAGAACCAATAGGAATCGGAATATCTTTAGTGGCCACACCATCGGCAATCATAATGCCAATTAGCAAAGCACGCAGATTAATGCTCGGCAGACCAGCCATCGAAGGATCCACCTCCACATAGTAGAGTGGCACCTTGATATTCGCCGGAATATTTGCATAGCTAATGGGCATGGTGCCCTCCTTTATTTGGATATTGAAGACTTATCGGGAACGTGGCCGAGTTTGAGTTCTTGGTTCAGGCTGTTGTTCTACAGCTTGTTCAGATTGCTGTTCTGTTGCTTGTTCAAGCTGTTGACATGATTCATCTTGTTTTTCCACAAGCTTGACTGAACCATCTTTCAAGCGACGTCTGGTGAACGTATCATCCGGCCATTCAATGCTGCCTTCTGATCTAAAACGCACACCAGAAGGAATATGCCGCAGCACCCTCCTAAGATCTTCATTAGCTGGTTCAACACGAATGCCTGGACGTTTTGCTGGCACCCGAATACGACCAACCCTTTCCTTTAGTCTTTCGCCTTGCGTTTGCAGTTTCATAGCAACATCAACCATGACCATTTCCTTTCGTTTGGAGTCCAGAGTAAACTACTTTCACTTGCTGACGTTGATCACGGTCAGCTTGGGTTTCTGATTGCTTGATACCAGTAGTAACATCTATCTCATCAAGCGTATCTACGATATCCGGATACCATTCTGTGCGGAACTTACAATAGATTTCATATTGCATTTCAATAAACGGTGTTTCGTTATTCAAACCGGCATTGCCATACAAGTGCCGCCGCGTGCCACGCGCCACACCTTCTATAAGCACACCTTCAGGATTATTACTCTGTATCATGTTGAAAATCTTAGAATTCGTAAACAACAACGTACCTATCTTCAAATAAGCTTGATCACTTAATTTTTCACCAGCAATCTGGTCATTGTTTACAACAATCACAGAAAATCCTATGCGCGCCAGATGAGTAAACCTGACACAGCCCGCATTGTCATCACCATCCGGCGTCATAGTTTCATCTACCAGATAAACACCAAGATAGGGCAACTGTGTCAGTTGCACCGGCAGCATCTTATTCTTTTTTGCCGTGAACCCATTAAAGAACGTATCTGCAGAAATTACATTAAAGAATGCATCCCTAATATCATAAGCGAAGCTTTGCTGTTCAGTGATCACGGTTCAATTTTCCGTATCACTAGAGTAGTCTCACCACCCCCATTGTGCCATAGATTAATGATTTGAAAATCACCAAGCGCAGGCACTCCTGATATAGGTTCAAAAGGAATATTGATAGTATCGTCTTGCACCGGCAAGACAGAAAATTCATCAGTCTTAATATCCAAAATAGTTTGTTGATCAGTAATTATAGACCCATTTTCCAAAACAATATTGATTTCATCACTCCGATAAATGCCACGCGCTGGTCCGCTAAAGGAATTTCCTTTTGTAGACGTAAACGTAACAGGACGACCAAATGTATCCTGGCACGGTCCATACAAATCTGTAGAAAAATTTATCGCCACGTGATTTTACCCTGCAACAACATTTGCATTCGCTGATCTAGCAAATCCAAAAGCGATTGCCGAAGAATCGGTTTTTCACTAGCTGAACCACGTCGCGCTGAAAGCTGTCTAGAAGACACTCTGCGTATCCTACGCCGTGAAGTACGCACGAGATGTGCTTCTCCTGGTTGGGTATGCTGAGTAATAATTGTTTCAGCCACATTTTCTTTTAATGCAGTATTCAATCCAACAGTCCGATGCATGTCTTCAGCTTGCCAATGAGTTAACTCATCGGCCATAAAATTTGGAAATCCTTTCAATTTGCCAATCATATCATCAACCCGCTCGATGACTGAACTAGCATCTATTTGGATGAAAAACATTTTACCAGTTTACAGTGCTCATAAAAGAAACATGTGGAGCACGCAAACCCCAACTCGCCCACACAATCATCTTCAAAGCATAAGCATCAATCTGATACATCGACTTGGTAGCATTTGTAAGATCTGACGTCGGCGTCGTATCTTCTTGTTGCACGGCTGCCACACTAGAGATCGAAAACTGTGGATCAGCAATGGTGAACACCAAACTTTCTGGCTCCAAACATACCACGGTCCCAACAGGCAGACCAACAGATGCAGCGACAGGCAGAATATCTTTTCCTGGTGCATCACCAAATTGACCACCAGCAAAAAACCGTATTGAAGTTGCTTGTTTAGGAGCTGCGATAAAGAAAGCATTGCGGCCTCCCCCACGAGTAGCAATGTCTTGCACAAGAAGACCCATATCTTGGCCGCAAGCATCAAAACCAAGAGTGCTCGATATTGGAGTTAGTGGAGTCACACCATATAGTAGTCCTGCCGGTTTCACTGCCGACACTGCCGCTGTACTAAACAACGCAGTATCCAATGCTATTCCGGCAGCTTCTGTCAAAAGCTTTTTCAAAACATCTTCAATATTAGATGCTTCAGTAATTTCTCGCGTCAAAGTCACGATAACTGCCAACTTTGTCGGCGTTAATTTTGCTCCTGGAAAAATATTCATTTGCCGAACTGGAATTGGTTGTCCTTCTCCAACCCATGTTCCAGCATCAGCCGGTGATACAGCACGGCCAGGAACTGTCACTGATGCCAATCGTCCTAAATCTATACGCAATGCGCCGCCCATTTCCAAACGATAAGCGACAGTCATCGCTACAATATCTTCAATTGCTTGCGACACCGCATATTGCGCCAGCGGTCCAGCCCATGCTGGATCCGTCGTTGTCGCTTGCGTACTGCCCGCGCGCAAGATCAATGGTGTGACTGGATCATCAGGATACAAGCCTCTTGCCGCTTGTTCCGCGGTGCAACCTAGCACATGCCCCTTAACAACTGCGGTAGCGGCACGCCAAACCTGATTGGAAGGTTGCTGAGTCAATTGCTTGACTAGATCACGATCCTGTTTCATTGTCCACCTTTCAGACCCAATGACGTATGTATTTGTAGATCAAGCTTTCAACAGTCTTCCAAGTCTGTGGAAGTCCCATTACTGGAAACATATTCGGACCATAGTAGCCTATGCGCGCTTGCTTATGAGTTAACAAACGAACTCCAAACAATGCTGGATTTCTAATCCACGACATGTAACTTTCACGAATAACAGCTTCAACAGCAAACTTCAATGTTCCTGGTGCGCCATCCGGCAATTGATAGCCGCCGCTGTAAACTACATCAACTTGACCAGTCCATGGTCCATTACTTGATGATAGATAAATGGTGCCTGTTTCTTCTTCAAGCACACAAGTACCATCTGCTAACCAACTAGAAATATCAATCTGATTCTGCATAAAAGTTTCAATGTCTGTCTTAACCACAGGCCAACGCGACAAATACAGACGTTGAGTATAACAATCATCACTAAGCTGATAATAGCTTTCATCAACCTTTTCATAAGCAAATACACGATTACACATCTTAGCAATCGTTTCAGAAATGTTGGTAATCAATTCCTGCAACAAAGCATCCTTGCTTGTATCCGTAGTCGGAATAAACATTTTCATTTTCATTTCAGCAAGCGTCACTAAATCATACGTGTCAGACTTGGTGATTACATTGAGGATCTGTTGCATAGCTCACTTCCTCAACTGTTCCGCTATGAATTGATCAAACATTTTAGTTAAGGAAATTTTAGGACCCATTGTGCCATCGCTCAAAACAGTTATCAAGTCATAACCATCAATCTTAACACCTATCCAATGCGGCGCGGCCTTACCTACTGGTCCTTGCGGTCCTTTATCTCCAGGCAAACCTTTTTCACCACGCTTGCCCACAGGACCAGACTGCCAACCAGGACCAGGAATCACACCTGGATTATCTTTCTTGGCTACAAACCATCCATAATCCAAAGTGACTACATCAAGAGCTCGATAAATTTCTTTCTCAGAATACGTACCACGAATATTGAATGTTACTCCAGGCTGACCAGCCGCCGCTATTAGTCTCCAATCATCAGTACTATCAGGTTCTTTTGCGGTATCGCGAACTGCTTGCCAGCTGGAACCTCTATGAGTTGCCAGATCACCTTCATAAAAGATGCGATCTGTCCACGGAACAATTCTTTCTATCGTACCGCGCGGACCGGCTTCACCACGGTCGCCTTTTTCACCTTGGGGACCACGCTCTCCCATTGCGCCGTTACGCCCCGGATCGCCCACTTCACCCCTCTCACCACGTGAGCCGCTTTCACCACGTTCCCCTTTATCACCGCGCTCTCCCTGATCACCTTTAATGCTTAATCCAGGTATTCCCGGCTCACCTTTTTCACCGCGGTCCCCTTGATCACCTTTTTCACCGCATGGCCCAATCAAACCATCAGCGCCATTGCGTCCAGGTTCTCCAATATCACCTTTCTCACCACGCAATCCAACTGATCCAGGTTCGCCTTTCTCACCACGCGGTCCAATCAAACCTTCAGCGCCATTACGTCCTGGCTCTCCAGGATCACCTTTTTCACCACGCTCTCCAATTGATCCAGGTTCTCCACATTCACCTTTTTCACCACGTGGTCCAATCAAACCATCAACACCATTACGTCCCGGCTCTCCAGAATCACCTTTTTCACCACGCTCTCCAATAGGTCCAATCAAACCTTGTTGTCCAATTTCACCACGCTCACCGCGCATTCCAGGTTCACCATTACGTCCAGGTTCTCCAGAATCACCTTTCAAACCTTGAGGTCCAGTTACTCCTGGCAAACCAGGAAGACCTTGTTCACCTTTAATGCCTTGCAATCCAGGATCTCCATTACGTCCCGGTTCTCCAAGATCTCCCTTATCACCTTTTTCACCGCGATCACCTTTATCACCTTTATCGCCCTTGTCGCCTTTATCTCCATCGGCGCCATTACGTCCAGGCTCTCCAGGCTCTCCAGGATCACCGTGCTTGACTTGTGCTAACAAGTTAGAAACTTCAAGTCTGATCATAAGTAACTCAGCACGCATCACCGCTTCAAATTCGCGGTGTTTCGATTGCATAACTTCATAATCTCGCGACCATTCTCTCTTCCACTCCTCACGGAGTTGAGCTAGAACCGCCGCACCTGCATCAAGCAACGCGTCCGGAAATTCTTCGCTGTTGTTCCCGTTCAAGTTGTCTTGATCTGTTAAGGAGGATTCTGGCAAAGCTGTTTCTTCTTGCATCAGCGTTCAAGCTCCTCTGCGGCTCCTCCGGTGCTTTTGGTGCCGGAGGTGCTGGCGGAGCGGCAGGCGATGCTGGTATTTTACCCGCTGCACTGAGCGGGACTACTTGTTGTTGCACGCGCGGCTCATCTCCAAACGGCACATTAGGAAGATCTTCTTGATTCCGTGCTTCATTCGGTGAAAAGATACCACCGACCACGGCTTTAGTAAGCCCATCAATACGATCCTTAAAGTCAGATCGTAAAAGAATGTCTGTGCTGAATTCTACATAATCATCAGGCTGACCCTTGAGACCAAAGGTCAATCCAAAAGCTTCTTCAACATGATTGATGCAGAATCCAAATCCAGTAGCAATCCAAGAACGCATCATTGCTTCTGTCGTGCCATGAGTACTGTGCGCCGGTATACCTATTATCTGCGGCGGCACTCGAAAAGCCATGGCGATATCTTGATCTGTCAGCTTGAGCAACTCAGCGAGTTGAGCATCACGCCAACTTGTTACTGGAATCTGTTGCGGCTTCAAACCTCCAGTAAGAATTGGAGTACCGCCAGTATTGGCTCCAGTCGTTTGTTCTGTCCAACGATCACGCAGAGCACTGACTTGATCTTTTTCCAAAGTTAGATCAGTGCTCAGCACAAATCCAGGCTTTGCTTGGCGTTGATAAAATATGAATTGTTGTTCCTTAATACTTTGTCCCATTGCAGTATCCAAATAAGCCGCCGCCAATGGCGTCTGACCAATCAATGGATTACGAAGCTGGTCACAATGCAATTTGATATGCAGCACGTCACGCTGAGGCACTGTTGCTAATGGCCCTATACGATTTTCAATAACCCAATTGCCTCCCAAGCTATAATGCACTTCACCGCTACCGTCTATCAGCGCTCGACAATAGCGGTTATCCATAAGATGCAATTCAGTAATTTCAAAACGTGAATTTCGTATACAAAGCGCATAGGCGTTACCCTGCAAATACAATTGACGCACAGCATTCAACAAAAAATCAGACATTGACTGATAATCATTAGGATATCGCAAGATACGACACAGCGAAGAATTCGTAACACGCTCTCGACCACCATTAGATTTAGAACGCCAATGATCTCCAGGACACATCGCCATCGTCTGTGAATATGCACCAACACAAGCTTCTATAATTGATAACTGTGCACTTTGCAATATCGGAGTATATCCGTTCTGCCACCAATTCAAAGAGTTACCAACATCCGCGGGCAACCATCCATGTGTTACAGGAAGATACCAAGGACCAGGACGATACTGGCCCTCGGCAGGAAAACCGGAGACCGCCTTGATGGCGGCTCCGGCCCAAGTAGATAGGCGCTTTGCAAAGCCCATTAGGAAGACTTGCTTTCAGTGCTGCCGCGTCCACTCGCCGGCATTTGCTGGCGCGTCTGATACGGCTTACCTTCAGCATGCTCCATATGCTTGGTCTCGGTAGTGGTAGGAACAGCATACGGATCTGTAGAACCATCAGGTTCAAGTTCCGGATGATGACCAAGCTTGATTAAGTCGGCTTCTTCCTGAGTAGGAGTCGGTCGACCTGTCATCTTCTTTTGGTGTTCTGCTTGCGCCTTGGCGCGTGCTTCACGCTCAGTTTCAAGTTTTTTCTTATCTTCCGCCATGCGCTTTTTTGCTTCTTCCGATACGTGCTTTTCTTCTGCCATTTCAGGCTCCTTTGGTTAAGAATGAGCGGGGACCGACATTCCCTGCCAGCAAACAGATCAGCATGCCAGTCCCCTTCAGGGCATCTAGTGCTGGTTAGTGCCCCGAACTATTAACCCCACTGGACTCCAGTCATCCAGGAAACTACCGGACGCCGCATGATCCAGTTCATATGCATGATCAAGCGCAGCGCCAAGCTATCCGTCTGCCACATACTCTTCACAGGATTAGCAACAGTCGGGCCAGATGCACCACCTCCAACGATATCCTGCGGTGTGGTGTCTTCCATATGCAGTGTTGCTTGATCACTGATTTCCAAGCGCGGACCTTCAGCGCCAGCAGTTGTGAAATCAGCAGCATCCACCATGATGGCCATGCCCACCGGTACCGTCGCCGACTCAATCAAACCCACCTTGAGAATTTTGCCCCCATCGATCATGGTCATAAATGGGAACAAAGTGGTAGCAGCATTCGGAGGTTGGATCAACGAGATACCCAAGACCTGTGTTGGATTCAACATAATAACCGGATTACGAACATTGCCGCTAGTCAACGTCAAGAGCGCCCCATAGAGCGACTTGAAGTCAGCAACAAAATTCGCAAACGGATTAGTTGCAACAGCTGATGGCGTGAGTCCTGCCTGGTAAGAACGCAAACCAGGCGGACGTATTGCCGTGGCCGGATTGACGTCCAACAAAACAGTGTCCAGGCTGATTGCGGTATCATCCAGGATGGCTTGCCGCAGCAGACCCTCAATTGCTGGGATTGAATGCTCGTCCATCTCACGAGTCCAGGTCGTGATGACAGCCATCTTCTTCGGCGTAAGTTGTTGCGACGAGAAGGCACCTTGTCTCACTGGAATAGGTTGACCTTCTCCAACAAAGCTGCCGCTGATCGATGGAGTAAGATTACGAGTAGGAATGATAATCTTACCGGCAGCACCAAACGTCAGCGACAGACCAGCCGCCGAAAGTCGCGGATAAACGCTCACAGGCAACAAGACTTCCATGAACGCTGCCCAGATAGTCTGCACAAGTTCTGCAGCCCATCCTGTCACAGTAGTCATCGCCGGCGCGCTCGCTGCTTTCAGCATCAAGTCGCACATGACGCGCGTAGCTTCATCATCGCCGTAAATCTTCCGGCGGGTATCATCGATAGTGGCGCCGTCGATCTTGGACTTGCAACGCACCAACGCCGCGCGTACCAAAAAGTCAAGCGGTTCCACTTTCTTCTTGGGCAGAATGATGCTGACATTCGCAGGCGCCTTACCATTCCCACGCTTTTCAAGATCACCTACATCCTGCGCGCCACCAGCATTCCTGGTCTCGATAGCCTTGAGATTTTTGAGATGCCGCGTGGCAACCTCAATCTTGGCAGTGAAATCTTCGGTGAGAACCATCTGATCTTCAGAGGGGTTCCCATCGTCGATACCCTCGAGATGCTTGTCGAGATTATCCTGGAGAGCTAGGAGATTTTTCTCCGCCTCCTGGATGCGCTGTGAAAGCAACATTTTTTGTCCTTTCGCTCTTTCACCGTTACGTTCGGCATGCTCGCCAGTTTTAGTACCCTCTTTTGCGCCCCGCTTATTGTCGGCATGCTCGCCACGGTTCGCGACGTCTAAACTCCGCTGCACAATGCCTTTGCTGGCATCCTCGCCAAACACCATGCGAACGGTAGATGGAGAAATATTCAAGCTCTTGGCTACAGCCAAAGCATTGGGATTTGCTGGTACTGATACCAGACTGCATTCCACCAATTCTTGTTTGGTATATCTCGTTCCACCCCAAGGATCTTTGCTGTTAATTGGTGCATGATCCAACGGTCGAAAGCCCACAGATGTTGCCCGAAGAATATCCGCTTCAATCAGTTTGCGAATTTCATCAATACGATCACTGGTGCCTTTCGGAGCCAACTGCAATTCAGCGCGAAGATCCTTGTCTTCGTTAATCCTGATGTTCTTCCACTTCCCTATCGGGAAGGACGAATTATGACCGAACAAAGCAATAGGATTTTTCTTAAAATTTTCAAAATCCCACCCATTAACTTCCACGATATCACCAAAGCGATCTGCCGTGGCGTCAGATAAAATAAACTCCATCCCTTCTGCTGCTTCCGCATGTGTCTTGTGCATAATGAGAGCAGATCCAAACACAGCTTTTTCTTCTTCAGAAAGTTCAAACATCTCTTCACAAGCAATTTCTGCTTCATCATCATCAGGACTGTCGCCACCAACTTCAGCGCCTAGTTCCTCCATACAGCGATCCATGTAATCATCGTGACTTTCACCTTCTTCAACATCAGGTGCATCACCAATTTTAACTACTGTCTTTCGCAATGCCTGCATAGCACCAATATCATCAATAGCTGGTGGACCACTAGGATCAACTAAAATTTTCCAAGCGTTCGTAATACGGATTTCAATCCGACTAAGTTGTGCTACCGTGTAATTCTTTTCAAGTTTAGCATTATGAACCATAGACCATGCTACACGCACTTGATCCTTGGTATCGATGGCAAATCGCTTCTTACCATCCGCTTGATAACCTGGATCTGCATACTCCTTAGCTGGATTTTTCATCATCTTGTCCTTATCTCGCCAAATCTGTGCGCACGCTGCCACAGCTTGATCCTGTTCACGCTTGCCATCGCCCATCATTTCTGGCACACAGCGACTCATAAAATCACTCTGGCTTTCACCTTTATGCGGTTTCATGGGCATTTGTTTGATCCTTCATCCACCAGTCGCCACATTAAGAATGGCACGGGCACCAGGATTAGGCGGAAGATCTTGGCCATCAATGTAAGCCTTAATATCATCAAGTGCCGTCTTAATCTGCGTCACCTCCATCGCTGATACCGAGCGACTCAAACCAGGATAAATCGCTGGATCAAAATTGTGACCGTTAATAGGTGTTGGATCAGGATCACCAATACCACCATCTGGCGTTTCATTAACTGTTGAAAAAGTCGCCATCGTATTTGCTACTTGTTGATCATTCCATTGCTGACTAAGCAAACCAATCTGTTCATAAATACTCATAATCTGCTGCGCGACACCGAGCAGTGAATTAGCAACATAGATTGCTTGTGATTGTGCCGTACCAGTTGCCATCTTTGTTCCTCACGCGTCCATACCGCGCCGATCTATCCAACCCAAAGTCGTGAGTGAGAAGCTGTTACCAGCGGCGTTCTGAACAACATAGACCTGACCGCTAGTATTGGTTCGCACTGGAGCAGGGATAGTGGCGCTGACCGAGTTTGCCGCTCCCATGCGCGTTGTAATGCCGCCTGATCCCATGGTTGCCGTAAGACCGGAGCCCATGTCTGGAGAATAGACCAGCAAGTTTGTTACTATTGTCGTGCCGTTAATTTGGATTGAGAATATCGCCCAAACTTGAACTCCTGTCGGCACCGACAAGACATAAAGATTAGCCGTCGCTCCTTGACCCTGAGCGCTATAATCAGTGACCGGAATAGCCCACAAAAACTCTTCACCGTTCTGAATGAACGCGATAATCTGCGACGAGGCGTTGGTCTTGAACGAGCCGATACGACGAACTTTGGTATCAGAAATACCGCTTGGCCTGTTTGCTCCAGTTACCGAGGTATCGAAGTAGATATCCGGCGTGCCGTTATTGTTCGCCAGGATAACGTGATACCAAGTGTTCGCGGCAACAGTGAGTCCGTTGCCCATGCCGTTGTTGCCGGAACCAAAAACCCACGCGCCGCTGATCGCCTTGATGAACGCGCCGATACTGATCAGCGCGGCGTTGCCACTGTCGGCGGCTTGACCGGCGGCAATATCAAGCTTGGTCGTTGGCGTCGTACCGTCATTCGAAAGTGTTAACCCAGCAATCCAACCACACAAAACCGTAGCCGATCCTATTGGACCAGTCGGTCCAGTTGCTCCGGTAGTTCCTACACCACCAGCAGATCCTGATGGTCCAGTAGGACCTGTTACTCCCTGTGGACCTGCACCACCAGCAGATCCTGTAGGTCCAGTTGCTCCGGTAGTTCCTGCTGGTCCAACCCCTCCAGCAGATCCTGACGGTCCAGTTGGACCAGTTGGTCCTGCTAGTCCAGCTCCTCCTGTTGGCCCAATAGGTCCAGTAACTCCAATAGGACCTGTTACACCAGTAGCGCCGGTCGTACCAACTCCTGTCGGACCAGTCGTACCTGTCAACCCTATAGGACCAGTTGGTCCAACTACTCCTTGTGGACCAGTAGGACCAGCTATTCCCTGCAAACCAGTTGGTCCAGTAATTCCTGTTAAACCAGTTGGTCCAGTTGGACCAGCTAGTCCTTGTAAACCTGTCGGTCCTGTAACTCCTATTGGGCCAGTTGGACCAACTATTCCTTGTGGACCAGTCGGGCCGGTAACTCCTGTTGCTCCTCCAGGAGAACCAGGAGAACCTGATGCACCCGTCGCTCCAGTCGCACCATTTATGCCAGCAGGACCAGTTGGTCCAGTGGCACCTCCAGGTGATCCAGCAGTTCCTTGTGGACCTGTTGCTCCAGTCGTTCCTGTAGAACCAACATTACCTTGCGGACCCGTTGGTCCAATTGGTCCAACAACTCCAGCCGATCCTGTAATACCAGTCGCGCCAGTCGGACCAACAATTCCTTGTGGTCCTGTAGGACCAGTGGATCCAGTTGGTCCTGTAGGACCAGTTGCACCACGCGGACCAGTGGCACCGCCAGAAGAACCAGCTGGACCAGTCGGTCCTGTAGGACCTGTTGGACCAGTTGCTCCCGGACCACCACCAGATCCACCTCCTACAACAGTATCAGTAAAACTTAATTCTATCCAATTACCTGCACCGTCACAGGAATATTTTCCTACAGATATATTAGTGATTGTCCTTGTTGCATGACCAAGCAACGATAACGAAGCACTATGAGTTAATACGATGGATCCACTTGGTTCAAACGTAACTTGTTTGGTGACTAATGGCCCGAGTCCAAATGAAGTAATAGTCCCCGAACCAGTGATTATAACATTGTTCGTATCTACCGAATCATCAAGCGGCGCAATCGCAACAGTAGATGCACATGGCAGCGAGACAGATGGTGTATCACCATGTGCACACTCCCATGGTATAATCGGCATTTATTCATCAGCTCTGTTTAGTTGGTCGCACAGAAATATCCTGTGCGACCTTAATGATTGTGGGCTGTTGCAGCCAAGTAGCAACAAGACGCAGAAGTTCATATACTGTCTGTGCTACTGTCTTCTGAGGCATCAACGCTTGCCTTTCGGAGCCGGAGCCTCCCTGGATGTCAATACAGAGACAACCGAAATACTATCGGCTACATCCATAGGCACCAAATCTTCTCCAACAGTGTATTGCGTTGTAACGATACCACCAATGACAGCACCGCCAGCATCAAGACGGCAACCGCGAACGACATAAGTATCCGGAGGATCACTATCCGGCAAATCAAAGTTTGCAGAGGAGTTTGGACCTTCATAGTTGTCTGCTATTACTCCTGGATCATTGGCTAGTGCCAATTCTATACGAAAGTCGCCACCGATGGTGCCGCCGGGAAATTTTTCTTCAACTGTCTTGATCGTCACTGTTACTTGCATGTTGTTTCCTTTCGTATTTCAAATTGGTACGGACCGTGAGGCGCCAAAGACCGGAAAAACCCCACGGTCCGCAAGGAGTGGACTTGAGCTTATGAGGCTTTTCCACTCACCATCTTGTATCAGGCCGTAAACTGATACAAGAGCGACTTAACCTTTGAAGAGTTTCGCGCGTACTGCGCAGTCTTTCGCTTCCAACAACTTCCGCAATGCTACTGTACGTTCTGGATTACGTGGAAGAGATGAAACAATCGTATCTGCAAGCGTGGCAAAGTGTTTGCTCACTTCTTGCAGTTCCGGCTTCAAGTGTTCCCACGTGAAAAATTGCAACAAAGGTTCGTCCATGATATCACCCTATCAAAGCTTCTATGTCTACTTGCGGTGCTTTCAATGGCGCGGCCCCTACAGCCATGGCCAACGCCACCATTCCATCTATGCGACCTGAAGATTTATTCTTGGATAGTCTGCGATTGGCACTATCCTTGCCTTCCACCACGCTATTTCCAGCGCACATGGACAATACCGGATGCATGCCGTGCGCCATTTTCTCTTCCAACAAGATTTCTTCAAGCTCGCGTAGCGCCGGCGACATAGATTTAGTGCCTTGCCCGAACTCCACGAACTTATCCTTGATTTCCTGTTCGCTAAAACCGGCCTGCTCCAGCCACGGCTTCAGATGCTTCATGTTCCAAGTATCAAATGCCAGCTTCCTAATATCATAGGTATCAAATACACCACGAAGATAATTAGCCACATACTCATAGCTGACACTCCGTCCAGGCGTGGTCTCCAAAAATTTATTCTTCACCCACAAATCGTAAGGCACCCGATCATTGCGCGCCTTCTCGGCAATCCCCTCGCTCGGCAACCAAAATGTAGGATGCACTTGCCATCTACCATGCACCATACCTATGAGAACCAATGCAGTGAGGTCTTTAACTTCGCTCAAATCCAACCCACCATAAACCGGCGTATCCATGATATCTTCAGTCGCAAAGCCGCAGCGATCCCAAACGTCCTTACTCACAAATGGTGCCAACGCCTCCACACGTTGATTAAGCACCAGATTACGATATTCCGCCTCACGCGCGGGCATGCGCTTGGCATCATTAGCCATACCCAAGACTTCCTGTGGATTAAGGAAGTCACCATAAGCTGGATTAGCCAATCGCAATGCCGCTTCACAGAATGGATCAATATCCATAGGCGCAGAATACACTTTGCAAACCACGCGAGGATCTGCTTCTGTCAAAGCATCATCGATTAATATGCTTAACAGATCCCCGTCCGTCGGTGCTTGTGTAGAGATAATTACGCTGAGCGGATTTTCCTGGGCACCAGTCGCAGTCTCGAGTGCTTCATACAAACTGCTTCGCGGACCGCGCACTTGCCCGAGCTCATCATGAACAACAAACACCGGCGACAAGCCATATGCCGTCGTCACCTCTGCACTAAGCGCCCGATATTTGGAGCCATAAGTGGGAAATTCCAAAACCTTGGTAGCTTCCTTGATAACGATTTGATCATGCAACACTGGAGCCATGCGAATAATCTTTGCAGCCAGATTAAAAATTAACGAAGCCTGATCACGGCTTTGCGCCGCAGAATACAAGCTAGAATTAGGAATCGCCTTCGGTCCACACAGATGCACCAGCAATAGACAAGCACTTAACGCCGTCTTGCCATTCTTGCGCGCAAAACTGAGGATAGCACGGCGCGTGCCAGCTGGATTATCGTAAATGTTCCTGAGTTCGTCTTTCTGCCAAGGAGCCAACCGCATAGGCTGACCAATGAAACGACCCTCAGGAACATAGAGCGTGTTCTCAATCCAATGGATAACTTGCTTGGCCGAAACCTTTTCAGGCGGCAGAGTTATCCACTTGGAATGGCTGACGGAACTTTGGCTGACGGTCTTTCTGGTTTTCTTGCGCGACTGTTTCATATTTACTCGTCGGAGTCAAGCGCATCTTGGTAGCAAGAGTGATCATAACCCGATGCTCCCGCACCAACATCGCCCGCAACATGGCGTTAGCCTTGATTACTTTTATTTCCGCATCAGCATCCAGCTTGATTGCCCGAATCTGCTCCATGATTTCCTTGGCCAGCACGATGTGCTGACAGTAAGCCGAGAGCAGAGGCCAGAGTTCCGCAGTGAACCATTGCGGCGGCATGCGTGCCACAATGGGAATCCATTCAGCGGCTTCTTCATCAGACAAGAAATCTGGTGGATCTGGCCGCAGATGATCGGCCATACCATCGACGAGTGCGAAAGCCGCACGATTTCTGCGGCCTCCTTTAGGACGGATATCCATCAGCGACTTCTTTCATGTTGTCCAGGTCCTTTGCCTGGAACAGCAGAACGCGCCGGTGCCGATACCTCACTCGTCAACAGCACAAATGAGAAATCACGGTCGCCGGATTGCTCCACTGGATTGTCCAAAGTGCCGGACCGGATCTTGTACCATCCAGGAGCCAAGCCATCAGCTTCCCGTACCACAGTAGAACAGCCGATCTTGACGGGAACCTGCACATCCTCACCGTTGACATCGATCAACGCATGATAGTTGGGGCTGTCATCTGTTGATACTTCAAAGCTGATATTCGCACCATCCCATCCATCACGCGGCGCGGCCACGCGAATGATAGTGCCTTCAGTGCAATCCGCACCATCACTAAGGCTCTCACCACGAGGGATATGCACAGTAACGACTTTGAGTGACATTGTCTGCTCCTTTTGTTAATCTCTGATCGGTATCGGCGAGTACGGTGGAAGCGGTAGATACTTTGACCGAGTTGCTGGTCCTTGTCGGCAGTCACGAATATCACCAACCAGCTTGGCAATCAACTCCATCTGTAACTTGTTACGCTCACTGGCATTAGCAGCGACTTCTCCCAAGATATAACCAGCAAATCCAAGGAAACCGATATTGATGATTAAGAGCGCAATCGCCAGCGGCTGCGAGGACATCGCAGAAACAGCGGCGCTCCCAACCTTACCAGCTTCCTCAGTCACACCCATTATTTGTTCCTATTGCTTGCTACCTGTAACTGTGCTATAATTGTTTGGTTGGTGTATACCGCACCAACAAATGCTGTTTGAAAAGTGAATAGGAGAGAGTAAATGGCTGAACGTGAGAAGAAATATGGATTGTTCTTGAATCACCATAAGGGCTTCTACCTTTCCGAAGCAAGTGACAGTACTGAAGCCCTAGAAAAACAAGCTAGAGAACTTATATCTAGTCGTGATTTCAAGATACAATACAAAATTCTTCAACTAAACAGTCCTGAAGCAAAACGTCTGATAGATAATGATGAGGAGCTGAAGGATAAAATCCTAGTGGCGTTGACTGAGCAGGAAATACATGAGTTACTCTATGCTAGTCAAAGTCAAAGGAAAGCTAAACGCTAATCAGCGAAACGCCGCAAAAGTACTCGGCGTCGCCGTAGACGAAGATATATTCTCAGCCTAACAAAAGACCCGGAGCGGCACCAGCTGCTCCGGTTTCTTTCAATGGAGAGAAAAACAAAATGGAACTCACTGTCTACCGCGTTAATGCCAACGACCTCATCCCCGTTGCCATTTTCACGGCACCAGATACAGACATAGCTGGAAGTCAGGTTTACCGATTGATCGAGCAAGAAGATATCGATGAATCACAAACCGCCTTCTACATAATTGTCTCCGGGGAATTATTTTTCTGGTGCAGTCTCCCGGATGGCTTCCACTGGCACCCAACGAAGTAGTAAAGGAGAAGTGATGTGACTACGATTGATTGGAAGCCAATGGCCGAGTTCGTGAAAAACAACACGGATTATCCCAATCGGCTGATATTCCTAAAGGTGAAGAACGCAGAAAGCCTTGCTCTGTATGATGTAAAACCTGAAGAAAGCTTTATCACCATGGGACACTGGTATCCAGAAAGCGATAGTGATCCAGGTCAATGGATTTGCGTTGGGTGGAACTGGGACCATGACGAATTTTGTAACTGCGAGGAATTTGAACCAGAGGCTTGGGCAGAAATTCCATGAACTGCCATTCAAGGCCGGAGCAGCAACGCTCCGGTTTCTTTTTATCTGCGAACTCCAAACAAATGACCAAAATGGTCATTTTTCCCAGGTAGCAATTTTTCGCACTACAACCATCTCAAAACCAGCCCCTAGGGAGCTCACCTGTGCGTTATTCCAAGGTGCCCGCTACCCTTATGGCCGCGCCGCGCATGCCCTGCCACGGAGTCGCCCTAGGGCATTGTGAGTTCATTGCCCCACCAACTCGCAATTAAGGCAAGGGGCAGAGGCAGAGGCAGAGGCAAGGTGCCGCCAAAGGGGCTTGCTACCGGTAACAGCTAAGTGCTTGAACTCTAACTAGAATTAGCCCTACCTGCGGCAGGGTGCCGCACCTAGTCGTTTTCACACTATTTTTCTTGCATGCTACGGGTAGCATGTTATGTTGTGTGTGTTGGCGCTGCCCATGCAGCGCGGTTCACCGGTAGGGCCACGCGATTCCAAGCGTGTGGTGCGGCCCAAAAAGCCAGAGCAACCCTACTGCGCCCCCTCCCGCTAAGTAGCGGCTTGGGCCAACCGTGCGCCCCGCGCGTACAGCCCCCTTGCGCAGCCCTCCACCGCTTTTGGTGGCGCGTTGGCCAGTGCAAGGGGTGCCAGTGCGGTAAGCCCATGGCGCTGCAAAGCGCACACTGCCCCTGCCGCGCGCCGCGCGGCGGGTCTTCAACTGTTTGGTATGCCTTACCAGCTGCCAAACATTACCGCGCCCACAGGGCGCACTTGAAAGAGAGTAAACTCAAATGGCTAAGAAAGCCCAGAAGACCGTTCCCGCCACCTCCACTCTGGTTGCGGATCTCAAGGCCTCCGCCAAGGATGCCGCCCCGAAAGGTGCCAAGGTGCTTGTTGCACCGGTGAAGACCACCAAGAAGGGCAAGGTGACCAAGGCGGCAGTCGCCCGCGCGGTCAAGTCGGTGACCCCCAAGGAGGTGACCAAGACCAAGGCGTTCGCGCCGAAGTACGACGTGTCACAGAAGATCCAGGTGCTCGTCGATACCAATCCGCGCCGCGAAGGTCTGCCGCCCTACGAGCGCTTCGAGGCGCTGCGCAAGTCCAAGACGGTCGGCGACTTCCTCAAGAAGTATCCGGAGTGGCGCGCCACCATCGCCCGCGCGGTCAAGGAGAACCTGATCAAGGTTCTTCCGGTCGTGTTCGCGGTCATGGTCATCGCCGCGCAGTAACGCACAAAAACGGCGGGGCGCACGTTGCGCCCTGCCACCAACACCACAGGAGAAAGCAATGAACCTGATGAAAGATCCGGTATTTGCCCAAGTCGTTGGTTGCTTATTCAACGATCAGGGCATGGACATCCCGGAAAATTGTTGTGTCGATCTGACTGACCTGCCTATCGATCGTGCACGACGCTACCTCGCAACGTTAAATGCAGAACAACTGGAAGCGTTTTGCATCGGCGACCGCGAAGAGGAAGTTGGCCCCATGGTGCAAGCTGGAGGCCCAGACGCAGAGGCAGCCCACGAAGTAGTGGATGAATTGTTCATGATCATGGTCGCTGACCACGGTGATTGGGCAATTCCACAGAAATAAACCCCCCACCAACACGCCGCGCGTTGCGGCGAGGAGCACCTGAGTCCGTCCTTTTTGCCCACGAAAACTTGTGAAAGAGGCGAACGGACAGAGCGCTCCTCACCGCAACGCGCGTCA